GATGTGCAACTTGATGCAGATACTGTCAGAGTAGGCGATGATAATGCTGCTGCAAACATTGCTAGTAATGGAGACAACGATCTTATACTAAAGACAGGTAATTCCACAACAGGAACCATGCAAATAACAGATGGGTCTAATGGAAATATTACGCTTGCTCCAAACGGAACAGGTTTTGTTGGCGTTCCAAATATTCTTTTTAGCACCACAGCTACAGCTACAAACTCTAGTAATTGGGAAATAAAGTTAAGTGGGGGTAGTTTGTTTTTTGCATATAATAACTCCAACAAAATGAAATTAGACCAAAGTGGTAACTTAACGGTTGTGGGCGATGTAACAGCTTCAGGATCATTGTAATGTCATCACTGCAACAAACAGGAGCGATAAGTCTTACTCAAATAGCAAATGAGTTTGGCGTTGCCTCTGGTGCTAGAAGTCTAAAGGCTTTTTATCGTGGTGGCTCAAATGTATCAGCTACAACAACCGTTACCTCAAGTCCTACAAATGCACCTTCTGACAACAACCCAGTATATAACTTTGCTGGTGTGATAGGGCTAACCTTGACGGCTGACTTAACAACCTTAACTACTGGCAGTAGTGGCATAGCAACTATTTTTAATAAACCGCATAATAACACCAATGATTTTTCCGCAGAAAGAACAGAAGCATTAAATAGCACTTATAGTTACGAGGCAAATGATATTATTGAGGTAAAGGTTCGTAATGATGTCATTGCTAGAACGGATACAATAGCTGGTACTTGGACAGCGGGAACTATAAACTGGTCAAGTCCTATAACGTACCAAAATGATATGGGGAACATGGTGCGTAACGATACTAATTGGAGTGTTAGCGCAAGGGGTTATAGTGGTAGTGATACTAGAGAAACAAGTTTTTTCACTGTTTATACAACGGGTTCTGGTGTTTTAGATATCACTCGCATTGATTCAGGAATCACTAACTCTAATCTAAATTCAAATCGCTATCACCAAGGACTTGTAAGAGTAAAGCCAGGAACAGACAATCAGGCAGTTACAGTAGTAAGAGATGACGGCACTGCATTTGCAAATAATTCATCCTATGCCGTTACTATAGTTGGAGCTACAACTCAAACTGCTCAAGTTGGTGAAACAATTACAGGGGTTCTTCCTGATTCAAACAATCAATATACTTGTTCTTATACTCCTATAAGTAATATTCAAACAGCGACCCCCTCTCCACCTACTACTGATTCAGCAGTAAGTGACTTTGGTGGTGTGACAGGACTAACTTGTACTAGAACAAGCACTACTAACACAACAAGCACTACAACGTGGGTTCCATCAAACGGGGATGATGGTGGCATTCAGAGTCAGGTTGTAGGCGCAAATTCTAGCATTACCAAAGGTAGTAGTAATTCTAATCGATTGCGTTATGGTGCTAGAGGAAACAACGAAAGTGGAAGGCTTACTGTTACTTATTCAGGGGGTTCTACATCTGCAAACTTTTTCACTGGTGGAACCCTTACAGCAAACAATACTTTAAATGCTACTGGTCCATATACTCTATCACCTAATCAAGCTGCTACTGTATCTTTTGCCTACAGAACGATTACTTCTTCTACTTCAACAACCTTTACATATAGTTTTACAAATAACACGGGTTATCCTGTTGTCATATCAGGTTCTGGAATAACAACTACAACCATACCTGATGGTGGTACAAATAACGAGGCTATAGCCAACCCTAGTGGTAACTTTACTATTCAATATGAAGTAGCAAATGCACAAGCTAAAAACGGCAATATACCTACTGATGGAGCCATTAGTTTTACTGATTTCTATGGCACAGAGGACTTTTCTTAATGCCTTTAACTAAATTACAATTTCGTCCCGGTATAAACAAAGAAATATCTGAGTATTCTAATGAAGGTGGTTGGATTGACGGGGACAAGATACGCTTCCGGTTTGGTTATCCAGAGAAGATAGGTGGTTGGACTAAATACACAAGCGATACTTACCTTGGCACACCCAGAACATTACACGCATGGATCACTCTGGCTGGAGACAGATACTTGGGACTTGGCACAAATGTCAAATACTATATAGAATCAGGTGGTGCATATAACGACATAACTCCTGTAAGAAGAACAGTTAGACAACCTTTTGTTATGACAGGAACTAATTTGTCAGCAACAACAAGCGTTGGAACTGTAACAACTTTAATTACTACAGGGACAGAAGATGGCACAGCAACAGGAACAGACCTAACAATGCTTGTAAATGGTGTTACAGCTACTTCTGAAATAGGAACGCCTGATTACGTAGGCGCAGAAAGTGAAAGACCTTTAGGTATGGTAGCTTCCGTTGGAACTGTCACTTTTGTTACAAATACAGTTGAGGTACCCGTAGGTGATTAATGGCAGACGTTAGTTTTACAGTTACAGGTGTTACAGCAACAGCCAGCACGGCTGGGTTGCCTTTGTTCCGAACAAATACGGCTGGTGACATTACATTTAGCACAACTGTTTCAAGCACTTTAGTTACAGTTCAAAATGCAGCGCATGGATGTGTGTCTGGTGATTTTGTTGATTTTTCAAATGTTACTTTTGGCAGTGGTACAGGTTACTCTTCTCTTGTAACACAACTACAGAATAACCTTGAAGTAACAGTTACAGGTGTTAACACATTTACAGTAAACATTGCCTCTGCTAGTGGAGCCGATATTTTTTCTTCAGGTGCTGCCGATGCTGACTTTATGTTAAACAAAGGCAGCGTCACACAGCTTTTAGGTACGGGCTGGGGCGCAGGAGCTTGGGGTGGTGACGGATGGGGCAGTGCTGCGAGTGAAGCTGTTACGCTTTCTACTCAGTTACGTCTATGGCAACAAGATAACTTTGGAGAAGACTTAATTTTACTACCAAGAAACGGGCGATTATACTATTGGGATAAAACCACAGGATTTAATACAAGACCAAGATCCCTTGATAGCTATACCTCTGATGCACCAACGAAAAGCAGAGAAGTTTTAGTTTCTGACAGAGATAGGCACGTTATTGTATTTGGAACCACGCCTTTAAACAGCACGGATCTTGACCCACTGCTCATACGTTTTAGTGACCAAGAGAATCCATTTGATTGGACACCCACCGCTACAAACACGGCTGGTGATTTAAGAGTTGGCAGCGGTTCTGAGATTGTTCAAGCAATTGAAACAAGGCGTGAGATAATTGTGCTGACAGACACAAGCGTACACTCGATGCAATTTTTAGGACCGCCTTTTACATTTGGCATTTCACAAATAGCAGAAGGTACAACTATAAGAGGCATAAACACAGCTGTAGCTATTAACGATGCTGTGTTTTGGATGGGCGTAGACAGATTTTATTTATATGATGGTCGTGTGCAACCTATTCCTTGTACTGTAAAAGACCATGTGTTTAATGACTTTGACGCATCTAACTCTCAAAAAGTCATTGCTGGTAGAAACTCTGCTTATGGAGAAGTGGTGTGGTACTACCCATCACAGTCAGGTGGCACAGGTGAAAATGACCGATATGTTATTTACAATTATGAAGAAAAAGTTTGGTATATAGGAAACCTAGCACGTTCTGCGTGGCTTGACAGAGGCATTTATGAGTATCCGTTTGGTGCTACACATGATACAGACTCTGTTGCTGCAAGACAATTATATACGCATGAATTTGGCAATGACGCTGACGATGCTGCATTGGTAGCGTTTATAGACTCCGCACCTTTTGACATAGGCGATGGAGAACAATTTTCTTTTGTGCGTAGAATGATACCAGACATAGACTTTTCTAGTTCTGATACAGGATCAACAAAAGAGGCTGTATTTACCTTAAAGCGTAGAAACAATCCAAACCAAACATTTACAACAACAGATACATTTACTGTGACAAACACCAGTGGTCAGAACAATACTAGAGTTAGGGCAAGGTCTTTAGGCTTGAAAGTACAATCTAATAATACAGGTGTTAACTGGAGGCTTGGTTCAACAAGAATAGATATAAGAGGGGATGGTAGAAGATGAGTAGAGAATTAGCTCCAATACAATTTGCTTTGCCTCCTGAACAGTATGATCGTGCTTATTTTGACGATGTTGTTCGCAGTTTATCGCAACTTGTGGTACAAATGAGAAATCCAGGAGAGCTTCGAGGCACAAAGATTACGCTTACTGACTTACCTACGTCCTCTGATGGGTTAGAAACAGGGGCATTGTTCAATGATAGTGGAACTGTTAAAGTAGTAACATAAGGAGATAGTCTTGGGTCTTAGTTTAAAATCAGTTCTCCCTGTAGCAGGCGCAGCCGTTGGGTTTCTTTTAGGAGGACCCGGGGGCAGCGCTGCTGCGAAGGCTGCTTTGGGAGGTGGTTTAGGCACTCTTTTATCAGGGGGCAAGCCAGAAGATGCTATAAAGAATGCTGTTCTTTCCGCTGCTGGTGGCACCGGCCTGCAATCTTTGGGTATGGCAGGGGCGGGAACAAATGCTGGCATTGAATTAGCAAAGCAACAGGCAGTACAAGCAACAGCAAAACAAGCTGCTGGTGAAGTGGCTAAAGGTGGTTTGTTTGGAACAGGCATTACAGCTGGTGATATATCCCTAGGTTCTTCTCTTCTTGGTTTAATAGCTGACCGAACACAAGACGAGGAACAAGATTCTGGAATCATGAGTCTTGAATCTTCGCCTGATTACGATGGCAGGCCAATATCAAATCTTTTTGTAGACCCCGTGACAGGGAAAACGTATGATACGGTAGAAGAACTAGAAGATGCGGTTACGAACCGTCAGTCAGAGGGTATAGCCTCTTTAAAGGAGGGAGGTTACATCGAGGGTCCGGGCACAGGAACATCTGATGAGATTAATGCCGCTATCTTTCAGGATGGACAAAGAGTACAAGAGGCAAGACTTTCAGATGGTGAGTTTGTGATTAGAGAAAAAGCTGTAAAAGGTGCAGGGGATGGAGACAGGGATCTTGGTGCAAAACGTCTTCATAGTTTAATGGATAGTCTTGAGAGGAGAGTATAATGGCCACAACAGTACGCACTCAAAACGTTCTTCCAGATTATCAAGAAGAGTATTTAAAAGATTTACTAGCCAGTACACAAACATTGGCTAACCAGCCAACTACGATTCCAGACTATCAGGTGGCAGGGCTAACACCAGCGCAACAAGCCGCTATACAGCTTGGTGTGCAGGGTATTGGTGCGTTTCAGCCCATGATGCAAGCGGGTGCAGATACACTAGCACAAGGGGTAGCTTCATTACAGCCCGGAGCGTATGAGCAATACATGAACCCATACATTGAAAACGTGGTTGACCAGAATCTAGCTGATGTACAAAGACAAGCTGACATGGAGCGCATGAGAGTAGGTCAGGCAGGAGTTGCAGGGGGTGCGTTTGGTGGTTCAAGACAAGCTGTTGCAGAACAGGAACTACAAAGAAACGCGGCAGATACATTTGCAAGACAATCAGCAAACCTACGGGCACAGGCTTTTGAGTCTGCACAGGATAGGTCGCAACAGGCGGGTGAATTGTTTGGAAACCTAGGGTTAAAACAGGCAGCTTTAGGCGAATCTGCACAAGCCGCGTCACAGAGAGATGTGAATTTATTGTCACAACTAGGTGGAATGGAACAGCAACAACAGCAACTAGAACTTGATGCACAAAGAGCCACGTCTCTTGAACGTCAGTTTGAACCATATCAACGAATTGGCTTTATGTCAGACATATTTCGTGGTGTACCAACAACAACCAGTAGCTTAACGCAAACAACGACACCGAAACCTAGTTTGATATCACAGATAGGTGGTCTTGGAACAGGCATAGCAGGCTTGCAACAGGCGGGGGCGTTTGGAGAAGGCGGTATCTTTGGGAGCCTGTTTAATAGATGAGCATATATAATAGAAAAATGTTTAATCGTAGTGCCCGCAACGCTCTTAACGCTAGTGCTGGTATACAGAGTTTTAATAATGGTGGTGGGGTCTTTAACTTAGCACAAAGACCTGTAGCGTCTGACATACAAAATCAGATACTTACTCAACAGGCTGCAAACCAACAGGCTGCATCTCTTGGTTCAAATTTGAGAAGACCTAGTGGGACTATTATTACAGGTTTAGATGGCAATAAATATTTTGTGCCTTCAAAAGCCGCAAGTCCGAGTCAACGTGGGTTATTAGATATTGCCTCTCAAGCCATACAAGAAGGGTTTGGCTCTTTAAATCCACTTCAATCTGGAGCGTTAGGGGCCCTTGAAGGAGGAGAATCTG